CGCTCTTGGCCATGTTTATACAGATAGTTTTCCCATTCTGCCGTACATAGATTATCAACAAAGTCAACGATTAAAACGTCAGTTTTGGATTCATGTTGTCTAAGTCCCCTACCGATCGATTGTCTAATAATCACTTCCGATTTAAAACTTTCTGTAAAGAAAATATTGTGGATCTTTTTAACTGAGATACCGGTTGAAAAAGTACCATACGACGCGACAATAACGACCTCGTCTCCTGCCTCCATTTTCTTTTTATGTTCCTCTCTAATATCAGTATCGGTTCCACCGTCAACGTAATAAACCTTCTTATCGCTTTTTGCACGAAGAGCTTCATATATCTTTCGGCCGTGTTCAATACGATGGAAAAGTACCAAACTATTCCTTGGTATTCTGGAAATGACGCTGACAATAAAATCAAGCCTAGCTTTGTTATTAACGATGTAGTTTTGTTCAAGTTGGAAAACATCTTTGCTTTCATATCTATTTTGTGCGAGCTCTTGGAACGCTGTTTTTGTTGATTCTGGTGCATAATCCATCTCAATCACTTTAACCTTACAACCTGCGATATGTCCTTCTTTTTGTAAGAATGCCGCCTTGATCTCAGTAATAACTGGACCGGTCTGAGACATTAGGGTTAACTTATCTAAGGTACCATCTTTTGGAAGTGTACCTGATAGACCAAACTTGTAGTTTGCGTTTCTACATTTTGCAAGGATTTCTTTGATTGAAGCACTTTTTGCCTGGTGGGTTTCATCGACGATCACTGCATCAAATTCGCTAAAGTATTCTGCCGTCTTTTTAACAAGAGACTGGTATGTACCGATTACGACATTTGTATTTGGTTTGATCGTTTGACCTGAATAGATCTGTTGAATCTTCATTTTAATTCGGTTCTTCCAATTATAATCTTGAAAGTCCTCAGTAGCCTGCACCACAAGTGAAACGTTAGGCACGATAAAAAGTATCTTTGTTGCCTTTTGTTTTTCAAGCATGTACGCAACCGTCATAAATGAAATCATTGTCTTACCTGCTGATGTTGCAAGTTCTGCCAAACATCGCCTAAATTTAAGGATGTTAAATGCAGCTTCTATTTGATAATCGTGTGGAGTTAATTTATATCCATTAAAGAATTCTAATGCCCATTCTTGGAATGACTCTGGATTTATATTTGGATCAAATAGGCGCGAGACGCCATTGATCTTCAGTTCAAATTTATATTCTTTGCACACAACCATTACATAGCGCCATAGACCTACAGGAATCCACTTGTTATCTTTAATATAACAAACGTAACCATCCCATATTCCGCGCTTTACCAATGGATTGAATCTCCAACTATCAATTCTCTTTGTTAGAGAGATGTTTAATTGTTCTACTTCAAGTTCTGTAGCTTCATCAATCCTAAGGAATCTATTGTCTTCCGTTAGTGTTAATACCAAACCATTTTACTTTTTTATAGTTGCATCATATCCATTCTTTGCTTTATTGCGAAGCTCATGTTATCAAGAGTTTTGATACTGCCTACTACGAAGTCACGTTGTGCCTCCAGCATCTCTTGAATCTGCAACTCATCCGATAGATCAGCTTTGATGAATTTCTCACGCTGAGTATCGTTTAATTTATAATCGTAGCCATAGTAACGGATCCATGCCTCTTTAAAGGATCGATCGATTTTGGCCTTTTGTGTTCTAATTTTTGATGATAGTGAAGCAATGCTCTCTACCAATATTTGTCGATAGCTTAAAGTGTATGCTGCAACTTCATTTAATTTGTTTGCATTCTTTAAGTTCTCTGCAAGATCTCTGATTTTTTGAGTCCAATCACTTCGCTCTTTTCCAAGAAGCTCATCTAACTTAACGATCTTATTTACTTTAACTTCTGGTTGTGCTTCTTGCATAATTTTATTTTTTAAAAAAGTTTACCTTTTGATCTATCATCTTTGATGAAAATCGATGTCTTCATCTTCTTTTTAAATTTAGGTTCAACCTTCATCGTGAATTGAGAACCATCATACTCTGATAGGTTACTATCAAAATCAAGTATCGTTTTAAGTCCTTTGCTCTTCTTACGATCTTCATTAAAATCTTCTAATTCCTTATCAATCATTGCTAAAAATTCGATCATAGGTAGTATGCATCTAACGGTGAGGTACTGAAATATTCTTCTATGGTTTTAAGGCAAGTACTCTTTAAATTATATGCAGCCATAACCAGATCATTTAGATCTTTTATTTGCTTTTGATATGTATCTAATTTATTCTGCTTCAAAAAGCGATCCCAAGTGAACACGCTTTTACCACGCTTCAACTTCTGCATCATCTTTTCTTTACCAACAATGTCATTATCAAACATATATCTGACGCTATCGATCTCATCCAGTTCAGTCGTATCCCTTTGTGCCGAAGCCAATGCCAATGAATTATTCATAAACAATCTATCCATTGGACCTTCAAATACTGTAACCGATCTGGTAAAATCACATTGCATAATACCAAAGAGTGTCGATACCTTATTAATATTGGTTGATTCTTCCTCTTCCAATTCTGGCATCCTTTCTAACCATTCTAAGATCTTACATAAATCATAGGTTAAGTATCTTGAACTCTTTGTTTTCACAAGTGCTCTTGATTGCATACCAATAACTTTATCGTCTGGACCTAGATTTAAAATATAAAGTCTCTTGTCCTTTGGTGAGTACATAAAGTACTCTAATTTGTTGGACAATAAACGATCTCTTAAATAAAAGAATGCTGGTTCTCCAGGTTCTACATCGACAAATTTAAGCTTTTCCTTTAGTTCTTGTTTGGTTGGAGCCAATTCTAATACCTTTGCATAGACGCCATGCTGTAGAACTTCGACATGATCTGCTTCAATACGATGCTCTTTGACGTAATCAATTAGTTCGATCGTATCATCTGCATTTAATTTAATACCATGGTCTTTCAATAACTTGTAGGCATCAGTGTGCTCTCCACAGTTAAAACAATGATATTGTAAAGTGTCCCAATAAAGATTTCCACGTTTCATGTGATCGTCTTTAGTGGAGTCTCCACAGTATGGGCACGCAAGAGATATTCGGCCCGGCATGTTCTTGATCTTTTGCTTATTTAAGTTTTGATGTTCTTTTACAACAACTTGCTTAACTAAGGTCTTGATTTTTGATTTAAGTTCTTCTGATATTTTATAAGTCGAGGTCATTCAAAAAAGAGTCTAAATCATCAGAAGATTCTACGTTTGCTGCTGGAGCCGCTGCCTTTGTAGGTTTCGTTGCAGTAGCAGTTGTAGTTGGAGTTGTATCGAAAGAGAAATCATCTGTGCTTTCAGCAACTGGTGCTGCAGTCTTTGCAGATTTTCTGCTACTTACGATTTCATCCATTGCGCTTCCTGGATTTAAATACTGTCTTAAGATTGAATTAACAAAGTCTCTTGTTTCATCATCCCATGCTTTAAATTCGTATGGAGTTAATGTTGGAGCTTTATCTAATTCGGCTCTGATTGCAGCCATGTTCTCTGCATTCTTTTCAGCTGGAGTACCTTTAATTAAAAGAGCACTTTTTGTTGCTGAGAATTTAGACTTATCATAATTGTTATAGTCACCTTGACGGGTGATAATCAATTCGAAGTTCTTACCTTGGAATAGGTCAAATACCTGGGTTGGTTCACCGAATGCTGGTTTTAATTCTTCATCGATCTTCTCTTTGATTTTGTAACCAAATTTGAATACCTTGTAAGTACCTTCAAATTCTGGGAACTGAGGATCTTTGATGATTTTAACCAATGCATAATATTGTTCTCTTCTCTTTAATGTTTCGCTCATCTTACGATCCACTGCTGAATCAGATTTACGTAACTTGAAGAATGCATCTGCGATTGGACATTTTTCGCCAATAGAGGATGGAGAATCAACTAATTTACCTTCACCGCCGGCATCTTTAAGCCAATGCACGTACTTCTTAATTAATGAATTGCGGGGGTTGGTTGGGTTTGGAACAAATCTAATAAGTGCTTTGTAAGTTCCGTCTTTGCCTTGATCGGCTGCTGGTTTGTAAAGGTCATTACCTGAACCAGATGATTGGGTTTCGTGGGTGTCAACATCATTGACCCCGAGATTGAAGATGTCAAAATCTGCCATGTCTTTAATACTTTAATTTTCTTTAAATTGGTTAATTCGTTAAACGTTTAATCGTTGATAACTTTAATTATAAGGAGAATCTTCCTATTGTTTCACATTCATAAACAATAAATCACCATCTTCGTTCTTATATTGACCTGCCTTTATTTTAATTAGGCCAGATTTACTCAATAGATCTTCCATCTCAATAGATGTGATCTTATTAAGAGAAACCATTTTTGCTAACGCGTCGAATAGGTCAAAATGATCTGATGAGTTTAATGATGAATCTAAATCGAATACTTGATTTTCCATACATATTATATATCTCACTCTCTTATTGTTTCCCAAAATACTTTAAAAAAACTTTAAGAATCTTGAAACAAAAGGGCCTACACAGAATATAAGTTATGGTTCCATTGGTTGAAAGGGTTCTAGGAGGGGCTTAAAGCCAGAGACTGGATATACAGGGACAGGAAATAGGCGTCCACCAAATCATCAAAGGGCTTCGGGACCTTAGCACCGACTTCAAGCGCTACCGCGAACTTCCAAACACCGCTTCCCGACAGAGAATCGTCTTCTAATGTATTTTGAACAAAAACATCCCAGAGCTCTCTTTTCTTTAATCTACCCCCACCAGCATGCTTCTTGATCGAAGTCGGAGCTACCGTAAGAATATTATTATCAGGATGCTGAAACCGAATTAATAAAGAATATTTAAAGATGGCTGCAGCCGCCGCTAGATCGATTAAATTATTGGTTCCTCCACCCCCACTACCATAAGAAACACCTTCGAATGCAAAGATCGTATGTGAATCAGTTGCAACTCCAGCCGAGATAATCATTTCGATCATGTCTTCAGCCATAGTAATGTACCGATTCAATTTGGTTAACTCTCTTTCGGAGAACTCTTTACTGGTTTCAAATCCGGGTTGAATCTTAAAGTCTATATCATTTTGCAGAGTTAACTCTTCCTGCATCCTAATTTCTGACTTGGTACCACCAGCTTTCATATAAGACAAGAATTTGAGCTCATTTTCATGAGTTCGAACTACGATACCAGGAGAGTTAAGTGAAAAGTCGATTGCGACTATGTTCATATTAGATTCTATTGCCAAGAGCTGCACCGACTGCGGCACCAACTAATCTTGATGTTAATAAATCATACAATAATCCAGATTGTACGCCTAATGCTCTAGCAACTATTTTACCAACTGTAGATCCAAGAGCAAATCCAGTTAGTCCGCCGATGATTGAACCTAAGATACCTTCATTTGTAAGTTCTTCATTGAATCTTTCGATATCAATAACTCCATTCGCATCGGTATAGTTGCTCATAAATTCATCAATCGCAAGATCAATTTTGCTTTCCAATTGCGGAGTTAGTTCCGAAGTCAATGACTCACGTAACATTCCCCATTCTTTATCGGTAACATTTTGCTCGTTTAGATAATCTTCGAACGTTTTAAAATCTTGTTTCATATTCTATATATTAGTCTATTTCTAGGATAACACTGTATCTATTGTATTGGAATTGGCATGTGAACGTATTAAATTCTGCAGTATTGCTGCTCATGTTAAGATCTAGTTCTGAAATTTCTTTTAGTAGAGGTCTTTCAAAAAGAACTGAAGCCAATGCGATACCTTCAGCATCTAGCAATTGTAATTTTAAATCTTCAATGTATGGCTCATTTTCACCCTGAGAATAGTAATACAACATAGTGTCTCTCATGATCCAATAATTGATAAATCCATCAAGCAATTGCATTGTTAC